TGCTGAGTTGCTTGAGATCTGTAAGGCTCAAGGTTCTAGCTTAATTCGTACACCACATGGAACGATCTCAAAACGAACAACAAAAAGATACTGGACTTCGGACTGGCATTCTTTTTACGAATTCATTAAGGAAAACGATGCTTTTGGACTAATGGCACAACGCATAAACAGTTCAAACATGGAACAATTCCTTGAGGAAAACCCCGATTTGCATCCGCCGGGGCTAAATGCGGATCAAACTCAAACCGTTGTTATTGTTAAAAAATAAGGAGAAGTGCATATGAGTAACGAATTATCTGTATTGGGTAGCGGATTACCTTCCTACTTGAAGGAACTACAATTAGACGATACTACTAAAGCCCTTATGGGTGGTAGTGGATCTACTGGAATGAAACGTATATCCATCAAAGGCGGTGTATGGCGCATGATGGTGAACGGCAAGGAAGTTGCTAAGAACGAAGAACGTGCTATGAACGTAGTAGTGGTAGCGGCATCGCCAAAAGTATCTCGTACGTTCTACGCTAAGAACTTTGTAGAGGGTGAAGTAACTGCACCTGATTGCTGGTCTGCTGATGGCGAAGTACCTAACCCTAAGTCTGCAAACCCACAAGCCAAGCGTTGCACAGATTGTGCACAAAACGCTAAAGGTTCAGGACAAGGTGAAAGCCGTGCTTGCCGTTATAGCCAACGTCTTGCGGTTGCATTAGCAAACGATATTGGTGGTGAAGTAATGCAGTTGACGCTTCCAGCTTCCTCTATCTTTGGTGCTGGCGAACCTGGCAAATGGCCTTTACAGACTTACGCTAAGATGATTGGTAGCAAAGGTGTTCCTATTACCGCAGTTGTAACTGAGATGCGTTTTGATACAGAAGCGGCTACACCTAAGATTACTTTCAAGCCAATCCGTGTATTAGATTCAGATGAGCATAATCTTGCTATTGAACAAGGTAAGACACCAGCCGCAATTAAGGCTATTACCATGACCGTAGCTGAAACTGATAATGCCCCTAGACTTGAAGCTAGTCCAACGGCTAAAGCGGAAGTAGCCGAGGTTGAAGTTGCAGTAGAAGAGCCTACTAAGCGTGTAGCCAAGAAAGACGAAGCACCTGCACCTAAGAAGGACATCTCAAAGATTCTTAGCGACTGGGATGATGCATAATGCCTAAAGGATACTCAATAGCGTTAGCGACTGATATAAAAGCCGCCGACCAAAAACTGATGGGTGTCCAATTAGGTAGGGTTTGTCTTAGTAAGGATATACCCGTATCTGATGTAGCTGAGTTCTTTAAAGTCAGTAGAATGACTGTCTACTCTTGGTTTAAAGGTGAATCAATAGTATCTAGTAAACATGCTGAAAAGATGCAAAAACTACTGGACAAAATGAAGTAAAAGTCAACGGGAGGGCTAGGTTAGCTACCGAAAAGGGTGTGTGCCGTAACACCCCTGCCCATCTCTTCTAATAAAAATATGCGGCTAATAAGGACGGCTATGCTTTCAAGGACAGAGTTTCTTTCTTTGGTATTACCTCCCCTACAGAAAGGGGAAAACTATTGTGTGTTTGGTATCAAGGTTGTTGATGAAAAAGAGATTGTAAATCAACGATTTGTGCAAAGCATAGAAGATATTAGTAAGCGTGCTGATGAGTTGTCAGCCGAACAATTTAATGTATTTTTTGGGTTAGCTAAATTTGGTGATGCATCTGAGGGCAGGACTGCAAAGAACGCAATAGCGTTAAAGTCTTTCTTTATTGATTTGGATTGCGGTGAGGGAAAACCCTACCCTGATATTGCATCGGGCATACAAGCCCTTAACGAGTTCTGCAAAGAGACTGGGCTACCTAAGCCTACAATCATCCAGTCAGGGCTTGGTGCGCACGTTTATTGGATTCTAGACCATGACCTAGACCGTAAGGATTGGAAGCCTTTTGCGGAGCGTTTAAAGGAGTTAGCGGTTGAGAAGGGTTTTGCTATTGACCCAGCAGTGCCAGCCGATGCCGCCCGTATTCTACGGGTTCCTGATACGTTTCATACAAAAGACCCTACTAACCCTATACCTGTAAAGATCTTGTATGTAGCGCCTGAAATAACCGCCAAGACGTACCAAGAAGTTCTAGCCCCATCTGACGACATTATGGCTATGTTGGAAAAGGCGGACTTCAAGCGCCCTATGGATGCGGCTACTCTAGCGTTGATGGGTTCTAGCCAGTCTAGATTTCAGACAATTATTATCAAATCTGCCGAGGGTACGGGTTGCAAACAACTATTGCATATCTATGAAAATCAGGCAACAATAGATGAGCCTCTTTGGAGAGGAGGGCTAAGTATTGCCCAGCAATGTGTGGATAGGGATAAAGCCATCCATAACCTGTCTAAAAAACACCCCGAATATTCAGCAGATGAGACCGATAGGAAGGCTAACGAGACTAAAGGTCCTTACACTTGCGCAACATTTAAGAAGCTAAATCCTAGTGGGTGCGAAGGCTGCGCCCTAAAACTAACATCGCATATACAGCTTGGTAAAGAAATAGTCGAGGCGGAAGAAGAGCAAGAAGTAATGGATGTGGATAAAACCACGCTAGAACTGAAAAGCTACACTATTCCTAAGTTCCCTTGGCCTTTCTTTAGGGGCAAGTCAGGTGGTGTATGGGGCAGATTCAAGAACAAAGACGGTGAAGAATACGAAGAACTTATCTATCCGTATGATTTCTATGTAGTTAAACGTATGAATGACCCTGACTATGGCGAGACAATCTTGCTTAGACTGCACCTTCCAAAAGACGGTGTACGGGAATTTATCATGCCTTTGACTGCAGTGCTTGCAAAGGAGAAGTTTAGGGATACGGTAGCCTCGCATGGCATTACCGCATTAGGTAAAAAACAGGATGACCTTATGGCATACGTAACTAAGTGGGTGGAAGAATTGCAATTACATTCAAGCGCAGAGAAAGCGCACAAGCAGTTTGGCTGGACAGAAGGAGATGGGTCAATCATTGTTGGCGATAGAGAAATACGTGCAGACGAGATACTATATAGTCCGCCATCTAGCCCAACCTTACCTATTATTCCTCTGTTTCAACCTAAAGGAGATTTTCATGTTTGGAAAGACGTTATTAACGCATACGGCAGGGAAGGTATGGAAGGTCGTGCTTTCGCCTTTTTTATGGGCTTTGGGTCTTTGCTTATGCGTTTTACTAGCCTTGATGGTTTTCTGCTTAATCTTCTTAGTAGAGAGTCTGGGTCTGGAAAAACCACGGTTCTACACTCGATCAACTCGATCTACGGCAGACCGAAAGAACTCTTGATGTCGCCTAAAGACACATACAACTTCCGTATGCAACGTCTTGGGGTAATGCAAAGTCTTTGTGCAACCATTGACGAGATTACTAACATGCCTCCTGAACAAATGTCTAATCAAATTTACGACGTTACATCAGGTAAGGGTAAGAACCGCATGAAGTCGCAAGAGAACGCAGAACGTGCCAACCATACTAAGTGGTCGCTGGGTGTAGTAACTTCATCCAACAGGTCCGTAACTGATTCGTTGCTTTCTATAAAGAGCTTTCCTGAAGGCGAACTGATGCGTATCCTAGAACCGCATATCAAGCCTGACCCATACGATGACCCAACATGGTCTAAGCAACACTTTGGTAGATTGATGAATAACTACGGGCACGCTATTGAGCCGTACTCTCAAGCTTTGGTAAGCCAACTTCCTATGATTATGACTAAGATGCAACAGATTCAGGAGAATGTAGATAAGACTGCTGGCATTAAGAGTACTGAGCGCTACTGGTCTGCTATGGCTACGATTGCAATTACTGGTGGTACGATTGCCAAAACATTAGGATTGCACGACATTGCAATTCAGCCAGTATTTAACTACGCAGTGGACTTGATTAAAGACACCCGTACTCGTAACCGTGAATACATGTTTGATACTGAAGACTACATTGGTGGTTTCTTACAACGCCACTTCCACGAGACTTTGGTTATTAACGGCAACAGAGACAACCGTACAGGTCTTGAGCATGGTCCAATTCGTGAGCCTAAAGGTGCTTTGACTTCTAGATATGAGCCTGATACTAAGCAACTCTATATTGTGATTAAAAGCTACCGTGAAGACTGCGCTAAGAACTTTGCTAACTTTGAAGAGTCCTTGCTACCATACCGCAAGTCTAAGGCTTTGTTGGGAGTTAAGAAGAAACGTATGACTGCTGGCACGGTTGCCAATACACAGGCGGCGGTAACTGCGCTATGTTTTGATACTACTAAGCTGGAGTCTTTTAATGAGGATGTGTTGTTAAATGCTAACAATCTTGAACCAGCCACTCCTGATTCGATGGGAGAAGTTTAAGCCAGGAACCTCATTCTTTGTGCCCTGTATAGACCGAAGGTTAACCCAAAGGTTTGTTACAACGGAGGCCCGGAGGATGGGGTTTGAGGTTATATGCAAACAAGTTGTGGAGAAAGGCAAGTACGGTTTACGAGTCTGGAGAGTTAATGATACAATTGAGCCGCACTCTTCTCCTCCTTGAGAAGTTCAGTCCCCTGCCAGTCAGGGGATTTTTTTACCCTTCGTTAAAGAACTTTTCTCTAATCTCAGGCATCAGGTGCTTGTTGAAAGTTACACCATAGATAGTGTTTTTCTCGGCAGCTTTACGTGCAGCTTGGGAGCGTGTGAGGGTTTCTCCAGTAATGCGGTCTTTTGGATGGCTATTATTAAACGCATCAATCTCGTCTTTAGCCTCACGCATCAAATCAGAATCACGACCTACACGACCCATCTCATACTTATCAAGAAGCTGCTGACGTTTGTCTTTTACTGCTTTCTCAAAACTCTTTGCAGCGGAAGTCACTTCGTATTTAGAAGAAAGAGAAGCTGGGGAGAACCCAATAACTTGCATCAATGAGTTGTATGCGCCTACGTCGCCCTCGATTGGGTCGCCTTTAAGTGTAGTAGCGCCCTCTAACATATAACGTGTACCCTTCATACCATTACGGGCAAAGCTAGGCATAACGGCTTCAATAGCACGCTCAGTGTGTCCTTGGTTGAACATATCGTACGCATGCTCTACGTTAACTAAGTAGCTACCTGCTGGACCAAATGCACGCTGCATAGCACCTAGAACAAAACCACTGCTTGCACGTGGGTCATCTCGCCAAATCAAATCTTGCGCTTTTCTAGGTTATCTAATAATGTCTGAATAGAAGGTAATTGTTTACCCCAAATCTTATTGATCTGGTCAAGGCGCATAACGCTAAGACCTGCTACCTTGTAGTCCATTCCTTGTAGGTTAGAGAATGTGTTTTTTGCAGCCTCAATAGCATCTTTTGTAAGCGCTGGCATTGCTTCACGGGCATCGTTGTATACGTTAAATAACTGCTCGCCAGTAGACTTAGGCTCTCCAGGAGCCACATCCATAATATCGTTAATTGCTTTAATAGCCGCATCGTATGCGCTTTGACCTTCACGGAACCCAAAGAACTCAGCTAGGTGCTGAATAATACGCTGCAACATGTTGCCACCTTTAGGGGCTTTGATTCCTTTTAAGGCTTCTCTAAACTCTGGATTACCTACTAACTCAGAAGCAAACTCTTGGATGTCAGTCGCACCGTAGCTGCTACCTAGCTGGTTATATACACCTTCATAGATGGCAGTTAATTGTTTAGTTAGCGGATGGTTAGGGTTACGCAGGACATGAGAAATAGCAGCGTGCACCAATTCATGGATAGAAGTATGTGCAGTCAACCCGCCGTCTGGGTCAAGCGTTATTGTATCTGTAGCTGGGTCATAAACACCCACTTCATTTTCTGCACCCAATCCACCGTTCTTACGAGTTACTTTACCCTTTGTAACTTTAGTCTTAAGACCCATCTTCTTGACTTTTTCAAGGATGGCTTTTACTTCAGGATTAGTTTCAGACTCAATAGCAACGTCAATTAGGTTATCTACCTTACCGCTTTCAATAGCTTTTGCGATCTTACCAGCTACAAACTTGTCTGCCATCTCAGCAGCTTGAGCATTTTCTGCAGCTTCTTTAGCTTCTGCAGCGGCTTTTTCTTTTTCTATTGCAGCTTGTTCAGCACGGCGCACCATCTCTGCAGCGTGGGCTTCTCTACCTTCTCTATTAGCAGCTTGTAGAAACTCGTTTATATGTTGAGGGTTAGCTTCTAAAGAGCGTAGAATTTGTAATGCTTCAGGTCCTGATTTGCCAATAGCTTCTTTTACCACAGCCTGCTGCTGTGCATTTTTCTTACGCTGTTTGGGTTCAGTTGTGGTAGCGCCTACCTCTTTTAAGCGGAAGTATTCTTGTAATAAGTTAGGTAAACGTAAGTATTTAAATGCTGGAGTATCTTCAAATCCCTCAGTGTTTTGACCTTCGGGTATATCTTTTTTCATTAACTCTAAGGTACGGGCATCGTTTTCAGCTACATACGCTTGTTGTTCTGCTATGGCAGGCTCTACCGCTGCTTCCGCTTTAGCTACATCTTGAGCTTCTTGTAAGTCTAATGTGCCTTGTTTAGCAGCTAAGAATTTTTTAAGTTTTGCTTGAGACGCTTTTAACTCGGCAGCTTCTTTTTGCTGTAATTGACGCAAGCGATTAGCTTCGGCTTTATCGCCTT